AAACAAAAAATATGAAAAAAACTATTGCAACGCTGAACTTGACGCGGAATAAGACGAATACTTATCCCACGTTAAAATGCGCGGCGGAAGTTGAAAAGTTTATAGCGCAACATAGCACGGATAAAACGGCACAAAGCACCCGATGGCATCTGTACGATGGCAACGGCGCGGAGTTTTACACGTTATCCGAAGAATTGAACGCAAAGCTCATGCAATATGACGGAGTGTTTAATGATATCGGTGCGCCGCTTATGCGCGGGAATAACGCAAACGTGGCACTGCTACGATTATCGGGTACATCGCGCGGCGTGAAGTTGAACACAACGGAATTGCTGGGTTATGAAGAAGTCAAGCAATATGCCGAACGCATCGCGGACGTTGTAAAACGTCTATACAGAGATTACATCGGAAAAACCGCATTAAAAGCCGTTATCCAATTCGACATATGACGTTCGGCTTTGAACTTGAAGGCGCGTTTGCCCAATTACAAAAACCGAAGTGGAAGGGAAGGTTAAAGTATGACGGAAGCGTGGACGAAAGCGAAGCGCGAAAACTGCTTGAACGCGAAGGCGTGATAGCTACGGGGCAATCGGAATACGAGAGCCCTGTATTTAATTCCAAAAAAGAATTATTACAGGACTTACGGACGTTTATTGACGGCGTGACGTTTTCAACCGATTTAGATTCGTGCGGATTACATCTGCATATCGGGGAAACGGGGAGACGTATAAAAAGATTACGCAATGCGATGATGAGCTTGCGTTTTCAACACGATGCACACGCCTACTTAAAAAACCGATGCGGATGTCAACACGAACGGCTTACGGGCGAACAAGCGCACTGGTGCAGATTGCCAAAAACGTCATGGGACTTGATAGGTAACGCGCACGATGAATATAAATATCAATTTATGCGTTTTCATCCGCAAGGGACGTTGGAGTTTCGCGGATTCGCGCCATGCGAACATCGGAACGTAAACGTGGCAATGTTTATTGACTATGTGATGGACTATATCAACGGCGCGTCATCGGAAGTTGTGAAAGCGAACGCGGAAACCGTGAAGGAAACCATGAACATCGGGGGGGAACTAACAACAAAACTTCCAAACGGCTGGCAAGTTACACGTCAGGGGACATATTACAGATTGACGAGCCCACACGAACGCCTCACATCGGCGGAAATTAGACGCGTATTCCACAATTGATATGTGTTACATCATGGCAGTTAAGACAATAGGAAACGCCGCGCCGTTAGAAAAGACCATCAAAGAGGCGGCATGGGACAAGGTGTTCTCTAACCCCGATGGATTCTGTATCGGAAAAACGCGGACGCTGGATAAAACCGAAGCGAAAAACGCGCTGATAAACGCGCCGCTTGATGGGCTTATGCTCCATTGGCGTTTTGCTACGGCAGGAAATAAGAGCGTTGAAAACGTCCACGGATGGGAAATGAACGGATGGCGGTTTATCCATAACGGACACGCCGCGCACTATTACAGCGAAGGGACGGCGGTGAAACCGTACGATGGGAAAAACTATGGCTATCCAAACACTCACTGGGGGCGTGAGAAGTGGTGGAAAGAAGAAGAACGCAAAGAAATAAAAAGCGATAGCGATTCGCTACGTTTTTTCAGACGTTACGTTTCACTAGTGAAACCAAACGACACGCCGAAGCGCATTGCGTCCATCATTGAGCAGTTATGCGATGAGAAATACTTTCAAGGGCGAGCTATTCTTTACCATGAGGCGAAGGATAGGGCGTACTTTATCGGGGACTTTCAAACGTACACGTTGAACGATTCCGCTATCATGTTCACGTCCGCAACAACGGACTTCAAGGGCGAGAAGGGAAACGTCCACGGCTTGCCGTTTACGAATAGCCCGAAAGTCAAGCGCATCGAAATAGACGGCATCGGATACATCAACGGATGGAGTAAGCCGAATTGGCGATATATCAAGGTCAAGGATTCCAAACGCCTCTCGGCTTATGGAAATTACTGATTACACGCGGCTTACGCTGGGGGAATTGCTGACGCATAAACTATCCGCCATACGCCGCGCCGCCATGTCTATCTTGAAAACGCTACAACGCGCCGAACATTGCCCCGTATGCGATGAATACAACGGGAAGCACTCGGACGATGCTTGCGAACCGTATCACGAATAACCTCTAACCATCTCCGCGCTCACACGCGGACAACACTAGAGCGACATTTGCTAGGAATGTCGCTTTTTTGTTACCAAAAAACGCCGTTCCTTGGTACTTGCGGTCAATATAGACGTGCGGTGTACGCTATGCGTAGCATTCCGCGAAAACGTATCAACGTGATACGAAAAACGAAACGGGGCGGACGCATTCACGCCAAAACCTGGCAGATTGCGGACACAATTCCACACTTTTCAATTTGCATAAGCCCCGCGCAAAACGTACAGACTCGGGAGCGAAGCGGACGAAATCGGGCGGAACGAACGAAACACGAACCGAGGCAAAAGGATTTCGCGCCAAACTTCAAAACTCCGAGCATTGATATACAAACGAGAAACTTATCCACAAGCAAACAACCCCCGAAGGGGTTGCATGCTTTCTGTTTCCAGAATACCATTTTTATAGCGAGTAAAAATGTTGGTTATATATTAACATTTCCACTCGCCGCGTCAATAGCGCGGTTTTCTATTAAAGACAACGCTTTTCGACGGTCTTTTCAGGACATGACCGTAAAAACTGTTCTGCCACAGTTGTGTTCTCGTTATAGAGCCCGCTCTGTCCAACCTGACAACGGGCGACTTCACGAGAACATAACTGAAAGTAAACACCGAACCCGTCAGACAAAAATTCATTTCATGAAGGAGGGAATGACTGCCGAGGGAACGTGTTTCGAATCGCTTCACGTTTTAATTCGTATGCTCCCTGAAGGAGATAGAGGTAAAACTTACCATTATGATAAAATACGGTTCGCTGAGAAACTATAAGAAACATCTTCGAGCAACAAAGGATTTTCACAATCCGTCCGAACAAAAATTCAAAAAACTCCTTGAGGAGAGGGGGATAAATTATATACGTTCTGGCTATCCCGATTTTATAATACTTGACGCGGGGGGTAATATTTTTGGTTTCGTTGAGGTTAAGCCGAACAAAAAATCACGCCTTCGATACAATCAGCAACGTTTCGCAAGTTTTTGTGCCGAACACAACATACCATTCCTTATGTGGGTAGACGGTGAAGAGCTACCAGTGTGGGCATCGAAAAGAATTTGTGGGTAATGGGTCAGGCGCACAATCTCTAAAGCTGTGGATAACTTTAGATAACCTATTGACAATTGTATTGAATGGGTATAAGATGGCGATATATTAAAAGGTCGTCATTAAAATGTGGTGGTTTAACAAAGGCAGGACGGCTATGCCAACAATGCCTCGGAGCGAACTTAAATCCGCGTTGTACTGATAAACCGCAACGCACGAAGGTTTCTCATATTTCCTTCGTAGTCCGAAAGACGGTGTGCCACGTTTTCAAACTTATATGGATGAAATAAAAATCGAACAAGTTATCGAAGGCGATATCGACGAGATATTACTCAAGCGTATACACCTTGAGGATTTAGAAGATGACCACGATTGTCGTACCCCGCAAGGAGATGGATGCGCGGGTTGTGAAGAGATTCTCAAATTACGAGAAGAACTAGGACAACTGTTATGAGTGACCCGTCAGATGTAGTGATGTTCGTGCTCGCGTTCGCTTTGGGGCTCTCATTGGTTTTTATGTCGGCGGCACTTGCCTTGTATACGTTTAACGTAGGTTGTGTAACTTAATTAAAAGCATGGAAGGAGTAAAAATATATACCGACGAAGAAATAAACGAAAAACAGTCGATGAAGGCGCATCTTCGTATCCCGACAAGAGAACAGTACGCCTATATCGAAATCGAAGTCGAAGGAACTGTCGAAGAAATTATCAGCACGTATCTCAAGGCAACCGATACATACAAAACAAAGTCGGTTGAATGGGAACAAAATAAGCCACCCTTTTAGGTTATGAAAATCATCGTAAAGCCAAACGTATCCGTTGAGTTTTTCCCCGAAAATGTATTGGAGTGGGAATATACTCTTTCGTCATTCTACGCGCGTGCGAATCGTGTAGAAGGTGAGGAAGTTACTCGAAAACATAAACCCCGCAAGAAACACACGTTCAAGAAAGCGTGCGGAATCTGCGGGAAAGAATACAAAGGACTTACTGGAGTAAAGGTTCACAATCTTCGTATTCACGATAAGAAGTATTGGAGTCGAGCCGATAAAAAAGTAACTGCATATGACAAAGTACAAAGTATATGAGGTTGAGGAGCGTTCAACTCCCACAGGGAAAGAATTAAAAAAGTGCGTCCTTCAAGGCGAGGGACTAAAATACCCCGACAAGAACGTCACCGTATGGGAAGATTTCCCAAACTACCGTGGCGTGGTTGTGGGCGCGACCATTGAAGGCGAGATGCAAAAAACTCCCTCGAAATCAATCAACCCACGTTCGGGACAACCGTATGTGAACAAAACACTTGTATCGGCGAGTGCGAGCGTACCTACAATACCCCCTCAGACGCAAAAAACGCCCCAAAACGGGGCGGCAACGAAGGAAGATATACGTTTCCTCTACGATTACATAAAAGCCGAGTTTGAGGACTTAAAACAGCTCGTTGGGAAAGAGGCAGAAATTGAAATGCCAGACTTCGACGTAGCTCCTTAACTTATGGAAAACGTGCTCAAAACCTACATCGCACGCAACCCCGACGGAAGTATATTACAAGTTATTGAGAAGCCAATATATTGATATGACCACACTCGATAATTGCCCCTATTGTCGTATAGACATACCACTAGAAAAATACGACAGGAAGTCATTCCAGTGGCATCTGAATGGACATGGAGAAGAAACTATAACCACACCAGAATGGGAGAAACGCTTACGAGAACTGCTTGGCGAACACAACGACTTATTATTCAATGATAAGCGCAAGTTAGTTTGTTCTTGTGGCGCGATAGAACAGCTTTTTTCAGAGGCCATAACAGCCGCCCGCGAAGAGGAACTGGAGCGGATTGTGGGTGCGATACAAAAGGCAGAACCAAGAACACCAAAGTGGTTAGAGAAAGTTTTTTCCGACCTCACCTCTGCTCAAGCGGAAACGTAATACTAGTTAGCTCGCCCACCACACTACCCATTAACCAGAGAGGAGATAATAAATAAAGATATGGAAGAAGAAACAGGAATACATAAAGAAAATTGTCCCCACTGTTTAGGTCAGAGGTGTGAGTGTTTATGTAAAGTATGTCGTCCCGATTTAATAGAGCCCCCCAGAAATAACATTACCCATTAACCATAGAAAGTATGAACGATAAAATTATAGAGTCGTTTCGTATCAGACTTATTGAGTTGGATGATTGTAATACACACATGAACAACATCCACGAGCCAATCAAGGGCGACATCTATTTTGACGGCGTAGAGATGGAAGCCTTTCTCCTCTCAGCCCTCTCTGAAGCCCGTCAATCAGCGTTAGAGGAGTGTAAGGGGGTTGTGGAGGGGAAGATGGACACGCTACTTGCACAAGCAGAAGGGCCGATGGACGATGAAACGTATGCACTAAAAATAAGGGCTATTTGTCGCAACCAAGCCCTCTCTGACACCCTCAAAGCAATCCGCGCACTTATGACCCATTAACCATAGAAAAGAGTATGACAACGTATCAGCCAAGATGTAGCTACTGTAATAAGTTTGTGCCTTATGGCGCGGACTACTACGTCCCGTACGGCTGTGCAAACCCCGAAGCACCCGAACCATATGACCCCAGTTTTCTGTGCAAGAAACACGCCGACGAAGTGTATAGAGAGTTTAAGAAAAGCTTTAGAAACGGGGATAGGAGTGGTGATTGGACGAAATCAGAGGCAGAAATGAGAGCCGCGAAGGAGTGCGGGCTTGCGTGGGTTGGTTCTAATGGAGTAGGGATACTTGGAGACAAAAACGGAAACTGGAAGGAGGCACATCAATACATCAGTACAATCGAGTACGACAGGTTGAAAGCACTCCCTTACTGGGGATATTGTAAAAACTGTGGCGCAGAGAATAAAAGCGGCGCATGTTCAAAATCATGCACGCTAACCCCCCATTACCTCTAAGTAATATGGTATGAAGAAAACGAATAAGTGGCAGGTATACGCTCGATTCGGCAGAGACATGAGAAGTATGGAGCGCGGTTGGAAAAGAGTTGATTTCGCTGTGCTCCGAATACACACAACACCAGACGAGGGAGCAATGTTACATAAAAAGCAATATCACGGATTTTGGATAAAGTTTGTGATTTGGTTTCCGATAGACCGAGCATGATTATCCATTGGTTAAAAGAGAGATGAAAGATATAAAAGTACTCAAACGAAAGAGAGTGGAAAGAAGTAGATATAAACAAACTGAACACTTTTGTTGATATTCACGAAAAGATATCAACAAACATCCTGTTAATGGCTAAGGGGCAGGTTCCAAATCTCTTTCCCGCGAGAAATGGGTAAAAAATGGACAGCGGACTGACTGTGGTTTTAATCCACTACCTTCCGCTTAAAAACGTTCACGCGCAAGCGAGTGGGGACTGGCAGGGGTCGTTGCGCCCCACAGGATGGGAACACAACAAACATCGGAGAATCTTAAAGTAAGGTACTCACGTAGCCAACGATGTGACCCCTGTCAGATTATGATTAGAGGAAGTGAGTAATTAACAAGGAAATGAAAAAGAACCGCAAAGGAACAAAACTCGCAGAGTGGCAACGACGCGCGAAAGATGGTGGTGAGTGTAACGAGTGTAAGTCTTACGTGAAAATCTTGAACGTAGACCACATCATCCCTTGCCATATTTTAGAGGCGTTTGACGATGACGGAAGTTTAACGCGCGAGTGGGAGGAGAACTTCCAACTCGTGTGTATGCCTTGTAATAGATTCAAGAACGCTCGTCTTGACCGCAAGAACCGAAAAACAATCCCATTACTGGAAAAGTTCGTTAGGCATATTGCTTACGCTTCAGGTATTAACATAGTATAAGTAGGTATATGAGTAAACCAAAAAACTGGCGCGAAGGACAATTTATTTTTAACTTCTTGGAGTGGTTGGCGGTTGCGAAGAACTATCCAGTAAACCAGTCATCTCGTATGGCAGACCCATTCCACATTTCTGATGAAGGATGGAATGCGCTTCTCGACGAATGGATAAAAAGTATAGAATAGAATTATGCTATTCAATAAGTTTAATTCGGGAGCAAACATTGACACACGCTCCAATACCGAGAAACTCAAGGATTATACCCTTGAGGAGATTGTTGCGTCAGCAAGCCCCGTTGAGTGGGCTCCGAAGATGCGGAGCGATTGGAGAAAGTTTCCTATCACTGAACAAAATGGTAGTGGAAGTTGTGTCGCGCAATCTCTTGCGAAGCAACTCGGTATCATGTACTGGCTTGAGAACAATGAGTTTGTCCCGTTCTCTGCAACACATATTTACCAACGCAGAGCCAACAAACCCCAGAGTGGAATGGGAGGAGTAAATGCGTTGGATATTGCAAGACAAGGGGTGACGCTTGAAGGACTCGTGCGTTCGGATAATATGACTGACGTACAAATGGACTCGGTAAAAATCCCTGAATATAAAAACAAAGTGGGAGAGATATTCAAAATCAGTAACTACATCACCCTCCCCATAAAAGATATTGAGACAGTAGCATCGGTTATCCAGACAACGGGCAAGGGCGTGATGGTGTGGTTTTACTGGAAAACAGACGAGTGGACGGAAATGCCTACTGTAAAATACTCTGACCTTGATATCACCGCGCCCACCACTGCACGGCATTCGGTGACTGCGGTTGATTTCTCGCTTGAAAACGGAGAAAAATCGCTCATCGTTGACGATAGTTGGGGTAGTAAGTACGCCTTTAACGGACAACGTATTATCACTGAGTCGTTTTTCAAGGAACGGAATTTTTTCGCCGCGTATCCAATGAATTTCACATTTGATACGGTTGATAAACCGCATTATACATTCACAAAGTCTCTCTCGTTTGGCATGGACGACCCCGATGTGGTGGGGCTCCAAAATATCCTCAAATACGAGGCGTTATTCCCGTCTAACGCCTCTTCCACGGGGTACTACGGAGCAATAACAGCAAAAGGGACACTGGAGTTTCAGAAAAGATACGGCGTTGCTCTCGAACCAGAGCTTTCCCTACTTCAAGGGAGACTCGTCGGGCCGAAAACGTTGGCAAAACTGAACGAGTTATACGGGTGAGTCATCCACAGGCGTAAGGACACTATGTCCTTTATGTTGACGTATGATTGTCTCATGAGTCCTTTAGGAGCATGAAGATACGCATACGCTTATCAGACCGCATTTTCTCGTGGTACATACGTTCGCGTGACCTTTGGACGTGCCTCAACTGTGGAAAACGCTACCCCGAGGGAGCCCAAGGTCTACAAAATTCTCACTTTTACGGCAGGGCGAACGAGGCAACGAGATTCGAACCACTGAATTGTGATGCACTCTGTTTTTACTGCCACCAACGGTTTGAATCCAACCCCAACAATTTCCGAGATTGGAAGTATGAACAACTCGGCCCAGAAAAATACACGATGCTCGTGGTTCAATCTAACACCTACAAAAAACGCGATGACGCACTAGACGAACTCTACGCACTTGAACTGCTCAAGGAACTCAAAGGCCGAGACCCATCAGTGACCATACCAATATGGGCGAAGACAAAGATTTTGAAGAAGGAGAGTGGAACGACGAAGAAGATTGGGACGAAGAAACGGAGTAAATAGTATGACGTGACACATGACCGCCCGGCGTGGTGCTCGCGGCACCAGAATTTTATTGTTCGATATTGAGACAACGCCCATTGAGGCCTACGTGTGGGGACTGTACGAACAGAATGTTATCCGCGTCAAACATGAGTGGAGAATACTCTCATTTGCATACAAGTGGCTCGGAGAGAAGAAGATTTACTTCATCCGCGCCCCACATAACGATGCACATTTAGTAAAGGAATTGTGGAAACTTTTTGATGAAGCAGACATGCTCGTCGCTCATAACGGAAACCGCTTCGATTTTAAGAAAGTTTGCTCTCGGTTCATCTCATATGGTTTAACGTCGCCATCTCCATACAAAACCGTTGATACGCGACTGGTCTCACGAAGATACTTCGGGTTCAACTCAAACAAGCTCGATGACCTTGGTGAGTATCTCGGGGTGGGAAGGAAGGTGAAGCACGAGGGATTTGATTTGTGGCTTCGATGTTTGAGCGGAGATGAAAGGGCATGGAAAACAATGGAGAAGTACAATAAACAAGACGTTGCTCTATTGGAAAAGATTTACCTCAAAATGCGTCCGTATATGGTCACATATCACAAACTTGTGTTTGATGGGACGTGCCAACATTGTGGTTCTACCGATGTGTATTTCCGTGGAACGTGTAGAACAAGAACACGTGTCGGTAGACGTTTTCAATGTAAAAAGTGTGGCGTGTGGGGGAGTAAGTATTGATATGCGGTTACTCTTTCCAACGATTCTTATTGTTCTCGATGTCGGAGCCGCTGTTGTGTATGGATTTTATGGGGACTGGAGAATGTTTACGTATTGGATGGCGGCTGCAGTTTTAAGTATTTCTATCAGCTACTAAATAAAGGCAGGGGCGAACCTCTGCTTATTTTCATACCCACACCGCTGTCGCGTGGTAGATTGATTCGCCATAGTAGATGTAGATGAGTAGTAGAATCATCTCCATATCCTCACGGCGAAATAGGCGAGCAACATCGCTCCCGCACCCATCCAAATCAGTGTGGCAATGAACAGTGTCATGGCTTGCCTCCTTGAATGAGCGTGAAGCGGTGTCGCTTTTCAGCGAGTAACGCTTCCTCTTTCCAACGTGCTCTCGTATACAGTCGTCGGATGTAGTCGGGGTCAAAGCCCAGCGTTTTGCAGGTGTCATTGAACGAACCCGTGCCGTCGCTGTCGTTCTCCACCCACGCTTGCGCGATAGGTGAAAGATGACGCTTGACTCTCCCCAACGCACATTCGATGTAGTCGGTGAATCGAATTGCCGCCAGTCGTTCTTCTCCGGAGAGTTCGACGGCGACATGACTTAGTTGTACCAGTCCGCCCATCGCTTCCTCCATACGCCGCGACAAATGCCCGCAAGTTCGAACCACGCCACCGCCCCAAATCCGAGGATAAGGAGGATGGCGAGTTCAACGGTTGTTTTCGCTTGTTGTACCAGTTTCACGTTTCCTCCTATTGGATGATGTCTCCGTCCATGATGCGACATTGCGCCGCCGCATCGAGCAAGTTGATGTTCTGCGCGGCTTCCGCTCCGCATTCACACATCCCATCAATGATGAGAAGGTAATCGGAACGAAACAGCACACGCTTGGTTGGGAGTTCTTTTCCGCACTTGGGACACGCCAGTGCAAATTCGTGGTAGAGCATGACGATGTACCTCCTTCACTGTAATCATACCACCTTATCCACAACTTCATGTGTATAACACTTGACTTTATCAATAGGAGGTATATACTAGCGGTATGCCAAAAGGACAATTTAAGAGGAGAAGTCTTTATCCTGTTCCTCGTATGCTCTACATCACGAAAGAACTGGATGAGAATTTAAGAAAAGCCGCGCAACAAGAAGACCGTTCCGTGTCATGGATTATGCGCGACGCATTTACCAAATATCTTCGAGCCCGATGACCGCAATCATGGTCGGGGATAAGTTAGTGGGGCTTTATGACGAAGAAAAGCACGTGTTTTCCAAGTTCGTAAAACGGTCAATGCACTTCATGATAAAGCATGATGGGTGGGGGGTTGACAAGTCGGTACTCAACCGTCTTGCGGCGGATAACGCAACGATTCGTATTGAGGAACAGGAGGCAAGAGAAGCGTTTATTGTGTCAGCGAATGAATGGAAGAACACTGGAATCGAAGAAGATTTCGGATATGGGGTTCAAGTATTTTTACCCGAATCAAAAATGGCGAAAGGGAAGTTATGACCATCGGCATACTCACAACTTTTTACGACCTAAATCCAGCGTACTCGCTCTGCTCGGTTGTCCGAGACCAACTTATCGCTGGTGTAAAACACGGACACAAGATGGTGTTGTTTGTTCTTCCGTCGTTTAAGGATACGGACATGGTTCCTGATGGGGTAGAGATACGCAAGATTGTCCCGCAGTATATTTTAGAACCATACAAAGAATTAAACTTCCCATCCGATTGGGAAAAACAGCGAGATGAGTGTGCGAAACTTTTCGTTCAGAACATGCAAGACATTGATGTACTATTCGCTCACGACATTTTCTTCATCGACACCTACCTTCCGTATAATCTTGCAATGCGTGAAGCGTTGCCGAAGTTGAGATGTAAGGTACTGGCGTGGACGCACTCTGCTCCATCATCACGTCCTCTGCTTGAAAACAACCCTCATGCGAGTCGCTACACCATTCCCGAGGACAGGTTTAATCTTGTCTACCTCAACAACGATAAGGCGAATGATTTGGCAGAAATGTATGGCACGTGGCTTGACCGTGTTCATGTCGTCAATAACCCAAGAGACCCGAGAAGTTTTTGGAATCTTCACCCATTGGTCAAACGTATTCTCGGCGAGAATGATGTTTTGTCGGCAGATATTATATCGGTCTACCCGCTCTCCACTCCTCGTATGGTATCTGGAAAGGGACTGGATAAAGCAATTCGTATCCATGCGAAGTTAAAAGAGCTTGGGTATACGACACGATTTATCGTGGCGAACGCCCACGCCAACGCAGAGAGAGAGAAACAATCTATCGCAACTCTACTTACCCAAGCAAAACAGTGGGGGCTTGATGAAAAAGAAGTTATCTTCACCTCCCTACTTGGGCAAGAATACGAACAAGGAATCCCCTATACCGCAGTATCCGACCTGTTCCGCCTATCGAATATATTCATCTTCCCTACTATTTCAGAGAACTGTTCGCTCATCATGCTTGAAGCAATGATGTCGGGGAACCTCATGGTGATGAATAAAAAGGTACGTTCATTCCTCGAGTTCTGCGGAGGACAAGCACTTTATATGGAGTTTGATTCCCGCACAGAAGATTCGTATTACCTCGACCTTGCGAAGATTATTGCCGCGCAATTTCTCAAGATGAAACCATTACAAGTAAAACGCATGGCGTTCCAAAAGTATAATTATGATGCAATTTGGAATGACCAGATTGAACCACTGTTATATGAATAAAGGAGAAACAGACAAAGATGAGATGCGTGAGAGATGGTTTTGCCCTATTCATGAATACGGTAAATTTGAATATGCACCAAGCCCATTTGGGCCGAACGACGCTCAACCGTTTTGTAGTGCCTGCGACTTATCCACGTTAGTTTGGGGAACACCCGCGCATATAAAGTTGTGAAAAAATTATTCACTAATGATGTTTGTATGTTTTGGAACAAAAATAAACAAGTCCACGCCCCCGTCACAGAACACGACGAACGCGTCAAATGCGGTGAATGTAAACATTGGATTGATAAATCTGATGCACAGTTCGTCGATGTTTACCCGTTCTACGAATCCACTAACGAACTCGATTGCGCATATTACTGCCCGATGCACAAAAAGCCATTTGATGCTATACGATGGCGATACTGCCCTATTCCCGGTAAGAAAGCAGGAGAACGAGTCGTAACAAAGTACTTCAAAACAATCCCCGAACATCAGGTAGAGGTCACGGAGAAGGGTAGAGAAATAAAACGAAAACGTAACTTACCATGAATAAACCATCAATCGGCGTATTGGGTCATGGGTTCATTGGCAAGGTTATCAGTGAATGGTATGCGGACGGAGGATATACGGTACATCCATTCGACATCAATGGAGACTATGACTTAAAAGCCACGCTGAATAGCGACATCGTTTTTGTTGCCATCAACGCGAAAGACAACTTCGCGAGCGTTGAGAATCGTAATATCTTGAGTGAATACTTCAAGCACATTCCCGACAACACGCTCGTTATTATTAAATCCACCGTTGTACCCGGCACAACAGACTACCTTGACGAAGTGTTCCCTAAGTTGCCCTTCTGCTACAACCCCGAATTTCTCACCGAGATGACTGCGTTTGAAGATTTCAACAGTCCCGACATACAGATTCTTGGGCTTCCACATCGTTCACTTGAATTCGCCGGTGCGATATTTGACCTGTTACCCGACGCACCAGTAAAACGTATCGTCTCTCCTCGCGACGCTGAAACAATCAAACACGCAACCAACTCGTATTACGCGATGAAACTCATCTTCTTCAACGAATTGTATGATGCTTCGTCTACGTTGGGATGTGATTACGAAACGGTGAAAGAAGTTCTATCCAAGAATCAATGGATTGGTGACTCGCATAATGTTGTCTTCCACAAGGGTTATAGGGGATTTGGCGATACGAAAGTCTCGAAGTGTATCCCGAAAGACACCACCGCCTTCGCCAAACTCACTGGTTCAGAGTTACTCAGTACAACGCTAAAAGTAAACGAACGCATTTACAGAAAATGAACAAGCAACGCACTCATGAATTAAAAGCGTTGTTCCTCGAACATGCAAGGGAACGAAACGTGCCAGCAGAACGCATGAAGTATTATTGGCGTAGATTTAAGAAAGCATGGAAACAGCGGTAAAACATTGTGAAGTATGTGGAGTGGAAATCCCGAGTGATTTCCAGAACCTCCTCTGTATGGAGTGTTATGTCAAACAAGCGAACAAAGACTCGGTGTTTGTTGAGCCCGTACAAGGTAGTGGAATCACCGACCCCGAATATAGAGAACGCGAGGAGGTTGAAGAACTTGACCTCGTATCACGATGTCATGGGAGGTTTAAGGATGCGGGCTTGGTAATGCCTGCACCGCAGAGAAAAGCATACGAGGCGGTGAAAGACTATATGCGAAACGAATGCATCACCAAACACGTCCAGTATCCGAAGTTTATATGGAAACCCACGGTCATCGACATCGGAAGTGGATTGGGTATCGGTTCAAACATTCTCTCTCAAGAAGCAGATTATGTTTTGGGGGTAGATAAGAATGCAGAGAATGTATCCTACGCTTCGCAGATGTTCACGCGCCAGAAAAATAATGTCTATTGGGCTCCGCAGGTTGATTTTATGGTGTCGGATGTCTACACGGATACACGAGAGTTTATGAAATTTGACTTTGTGACTGCGTTTGAAATCATTGAACACTTAAAAGATTGGGAGAAGCTCTGTGTGTTCATCAAGAAAGTGGTAAAACCTACCGCAGTCATTTTCATTTCAAGCCCAAACAGAAACGCATGGAAAGGAACCGAGCGAGAGAAAACGCCTCTTAACGAGCACCACGTACGCGAGTGGAGCGCAAATGAGTTCAAAGATTGTATGTCGAAATACTTCTCAAGCGTTGAGTTGCTTGATTACGAACTGAACCCTGTCGGTGATGTGACACAAGTAACCCCTGTGGTGATACGATGCCGCCCTTAATATCGGTGGTACTGAGCGCAAGGAACGAATGGCCGCACATTGCGTTCACCATTCATTCAATCTTAAACGCGCTTGAAACAGACTACACGCCAGACCAATACGAGCTAATTATTGTCGATAATTGCTCAAACGACTGGAAAGAGAAACGTGGTGATGGCGGGACGGTGGATTTTCTCTCATCGCGAGGGATGTTTCATAACGGAGTTCTTCGAGTGATGAAATACCCTGTCGCTTCAAATGTTGGAGCAAGAAATTATGGAGCGAAGTTCGCGCGAGGGAAATATCTATTCTTCTCTGACGCCCACATGTCCTATGGGCTTGGGACGTTCAAACGCTGGATAGAAACGATTGATGAATCGGGTGGGATTGTTCATCCTGCGGTGGCGTGGATGGGCTCGTATCCTCCGCAGAAAGGATATCAGTACAGTTGGAAACTTGGAGAAGAATTCAAGGGTTGTGTTGATGAAGAAACCGAGATTCTTACCCGGGAAGGTTGGAAGAAGTGGTATGAAGTATCGATGGAGACTGAATTCGCGACAGTGAATAGAATGAACGAACGGCACGTCGAATTCCAAAAACCACGAGATTTGCTCATAAAAGATTATGAGGGTGATATGGTGCATATCACACATCGAAGTTACGACGCACTCCTCACGCCCAATCATCGAGTATTATATCAACCACAAGAACTTCACAGGCGACATGATACGGAGTGGAAAGTGAAGTTCGCTGAAAACGTAAGCGGGAACGAGTTCCTTCCACTAATAGGAAATGGTATTGAGAACTCGGTTTCCATACTGCGTGATGAAATGGTTGAACTTGTAGGATGGATAGTAACTGAAGGATGTTTCGATAAAGATACCATCACCATCACACAGTTCCACCAAGAGAAAAGAGCGCACATAGAATCGTTGTTGCGTCGACTGGATATATCGTACTGTATTCACGGTAAGAAACGCGATTTTAAGATTCACCAACGGGATTCGAGAAAAATTAAATCGCTGTTACCCGTAAAGGAGTTGACGCTTAGTTTTCTGTATAAATGTAGTCGCTCGCAACTTGAATTATTACATAAAGTACTTATCGACGGCGATGGGACGCGTAGTAAAACGGCGGAACACTTCATACAAGTAAATAAAAACACCGTTGACGCTTTTCAGATACTATGTGTACTAACCGGTAAAGCGAGTAGAACGACGATACGAGAATTCACACCCGAGATGCAACACTACGGTAAGAAACAAATAAGTGTTGTTTCGGTAAAAAAAACTGAATATGTTAGTGGATTTCGTGTAGAACGGGAGAAGTACTCTGGAAAGATTTGGTGTCCAGACCTCAAGAATGGAACTATTTTCATCAGAAGGAAGGGACACGTTATGCTTACTGGAAACACGTGGACGAATTACTCTCTTTCAACAACAGACTGGTTTTATGTCGGTGGGATGGGACACTGTTCTCTCGGAATGCTTCGGCAACAATTTCTTGATTATCTCGGATATATCGAGAACCGTTGTTATGGTGGTGGGGAGATGTACCTTGATACTTTGTGGTGGATGATGGGGTCATGTGCCGTGACGGAACCACGGATTAACGCATACCATCTTTCTGCGGGGCGAGGATATGCGTACTTTCATGATGACTATGTGCATAACGTGTTTACCTGTTCATTGGCGTTGGGAGCGGATTGGTGGGCGGAAAGAACTTATATCAACTACCTCCGTAAGGGAAACGAACAACGCTTACAGGAACTGTGGAAAGAGGCACAACAAACTGCCAAGACACAACGGAAGTTCGTTGAGGAACATCGTATCATGACGTTTAATGAGTTGATTGTGAACAAACCATGGGATGTAAAAAACATCGAGAAGTTCGGTAAAAAGAACTCAGGTATGTTGGTTTTCCACCCAACGTGGTTGAAAGAGATTGAGAAGTGTCAACGAGCGCAGGCGGTATACGACGCTTCACCCACCCAGAAAGAACTGGCGAAGTTCATCGAAGAAAACCTCTCGCAGAACGTATATCGGAAGTAACACAAAACCCCCGCAGGGGGGGGGCTGTGTTCACTTGACCACTACAACAGTTTAAGTTTCTTGCTGCAATTCGTCCAGTGACGCAAGGCATCCTTATCTTCCTCAATCATACGGTATGCAAGGTAGCGTTGAAACTCCCCGTCCATGAGGAAGTTTTCCCACTCCGCTTCCTCTGCGTTGGGTAAAAGGTCATACCTATCAACGAAGTGGCGGAATGTACCCTTCTTGAATTGCAAAATCGAATATGAAGGACTTCCACCATCATCCCAGTTGATAGCAGTAGGGTCTCCACCAGACTCACAAATTGCCAGTTTATTGACCACTTCCACGATAGAAGTGTTAGGCATTGGGTATGGTGGGATTTCTTCGATTTGGGCTGTTTTTATTGTTTGAGGGGTGAATAATAGTGTAAGTGAGAGAGCGATATTGACTACTTGGTGGATATACATGAGATATATTAACCAATAAGAAAACCCCGTCGAACGGGGCTTCCCTTAACATATCACACTTTTTTTTGATTTTCAACTTGTGAGTGTGGATATCAGCGTTTTCTGCTTACAGACTTAGCGAACTTGTCAACCGTGCCAACGGTTACCGACACTCCGAGGATAGTGGAGATGAGTGTCACGATGTTTTCCGAGACAATACCTTCACTCCCCAAGTACACCGTCACCGCCATTATCACCACCTGCCAAAACCTCACGCTCGATAAGATGTTTCGCACTTTTTCTAACATGGTTTTTATAGTACCCATTCATGCGTTCGACCTTTCGTTCGTGGCGACAAGAAAGACACCACGGTGATTGGATGGATTTGTATGTTTCGCCACAGCGTTCACAGGTCTTTGTGTGTCCGATGATGGCGTATCCGCGAACGGTTCGATTGCGCGTCATAGTATTCGTTGTAATAAGTTTACCACAAGACCAACCAATGTCATGACCATTAACCATGAAATGCGGTCAATCTTCGCATTCATCTTCTCTTGGTAGATTAGCAGCGCGTCTTTTGCGTCATCAAGAGATTGTTGGATATGCACAAGATGGTTGGTTTTGATTTCACGCACCTGTTCCTCGAGTGTTGAAAGACGCTGTTCGACTGTGAGTTTGTATGATGTTTCTCCGTTGGCGGTTTCCATGTTATATGGATGGTATCTCAATAACGGGGATATTAAACTCAGGGATTTCGATTGATGGGATTTCATTACGCGTTTCCTTTTCCTCTTTCTTCGCGCGTCCAAACCACCAGTAGAAGAGTTTACCACCAATAGGAATGTCGCGTATCGTTCTGAGTCTTGCCACGGACGCATCTTCGTCTTGGTCGATGAACACATCCTTAAAGTCTTTCGATATATCGTCAGCGAGTTGTGTCGGCGGAAGTATCTGCTCGGCAGCAGTCCTACCAATCCCCTCTTTCCCGATTTGAGATATCGTATAGCGACTAAATCCCGTTGCTTTCGCGAAACTCTCAATCAGACGGTCATTCCATTTCGTCTCTTTCCCCGTAAGGAAATCTTTCAGTTCATCTGCCGTTGCATTGAATAGCATCAGCATTGCGCTCAACTTCATAAGATTTTTCACGCCTTCGACGCGAGTTTCTTTATTCTTCATGAGTTGGAATGACTCGCGCCTATACACGTCCCACACCTTAATCATATATGTTTTGAGTGCATAGAAAACCCGTCCGTTCGGAGCTTCAAGATATTTAAGTGGAACTTCCGATAACGCAACGGGTTGAAAGTCAAGAAGTTCGTTAAATAGAAGGTACTTTACGTTTTCCGTAGTTCTGTTGTTCCGTAGGTCAGATACAACGCCAATCGCGTCCTCTCCGAATATGGGTTTTAAGCGTTCGATGAGTCCTTGCGGAGTACGCGTTGCTTCATCTTGAAGGGAACGAAGCGTACCATTGAGAAATGATTCCTTGCCAAGTTGGTCGGTTCTATCGAGCCCAGACCAACGGAATGTTCGATTAACAAAATCAGCAAGCGACCCCTTATCCGAAAACTCAGAAGCGATGTGAGTAATCCCAATATCATCACGAGTGATTCCTCTTCCGATGATGGCATCTCCTACCCCCGGTAACCCCTTGAGTCCTGCGCGATAGAACGTAAACGCAAGGTCGCCTAACTGCGTAAGCGCGTTGAGGGGAGAACTCATAACCGTGATGTACCCGACATTCTTTACCGCACCCAACCACGGTGCCATTTGCGCTCCCGAAAACCGTACTTTGAGAATCCTCGATAACTCTAGTTGTTGTTCGGATGTGAGTTCCCCAGCAACGATAAGGTTGTTCACATACGCACCGATGACATCATCAAGCGCAGCATTTGGTTCAAGGTTTGTAAGGTCGAGGTGTTTCCCGAAGAACTTTCTCGATTCGATGAGGTTGTTTGTACCCTCAATGTACCTGAACATGGCATCTACGGAATTTTCATAAAACTGGTTGAGTTCGGGAGTTACAACATCAATAAGGCGTGATTTTAGTGAACCTGTCTTCGAAAGCGTCACGTTCTGACTACGGAACCCACGCATAAGCGTGTTGATGATGTTCACTTTTTCGGTGTCGGCGAGTGGGCGACCGAGCTTTGCACTTGCTTCACGGAACGCTTTTTCTATGACTCCATCGCGGTCGTTTCGAGAAAAGTACTCGAGAACTCCACGGACACTACCTTTATCGTTCTTAAACGCACGGGGGAAGTAGTTGTTGAGGTAATCTACTTTGAGCTCGACTTCGTTTGCTCTGCGATATATATCGTCAAGCATCTTCCGCGTCTCACGGAGCTCGACACCAAAGCCATGTTTGTCGGCGATTTCAAGAACGTCATCAATGAATCCGTTTTTCATCGCAACGTCGAGTTTCATGAAGTCGTCCACTGGGACTTTACTCAGTTTCGTTGCGAGCGTTTGTGCAACCTTTACATCGGCAAGAGTTTTCATTCTTACATCAAACTCGAACTTCCGAACAGCGTACTTCAATGTTGGGTCGATATTCGCAAGACGCGTTGAGATAACTCCAAGTAGGTCTTCTCCGCCCTGCTTTATGGAATCTGCTGCGTTTCTCGCCTTTGAAAGGATGCGTTCACGTGTGCTTGGTTGCGTGCTAGTGAAACGCTCATAGAATTTCTGGTCTGCTTTTGTTGCAAGCGTCTTAGGAGCGTCCGAGAAAAGCCCTTCACTACGCTTGAAATCGAGTCGTTTGGATAATTCTTTGATAACGGCATCGAGTTGTGTTTCATCCATTTGACGAATCGGTACCGTAAACTCAAGTTGCTTTTTTACGTCGCGAATCGCGGTGCTACTAAACTCTCCCATCTTCCGTAGGAAACCGATTTTGCTTCTCAATGAAGATAAGTGTTTCGACTGCTCGACAAGTGCATTGAACGCATTTATTCGCTGGGAAGCGAACTCAATAGCTTCCTCAAGTTTCCCCGGCGTATTTGCATTTCGAACAGTACGAAGGAAGATACCGCGTTCATCCATTGGAAGGTTTTCAGTAATGAATTGAATCGTTTCGTCTTGAAGGTCATATACTTGTTTTTTCGCAAGCGTTGTTCCTTCACGGTAGCCACGAGCAATGTTCTTGATTTTCTCCTTTAAGAGGGTAGTTTCCGCTTTCAGAATCCTCGTTGGTGCTGGTACGGAAAGTATCTCGCGACCAACACGGTCAATGTTACCACCACTTGCAGTAACAAGGTCATGAAACTTCCCGGGGGTAAGCCCAAGTTCTTCGATTTGTTGCAATGTTTTTGCCGACAATGAACGCACTGGGGAATCAGCTTGTTTTAGTGCCGTCGAGATACTATCTATAAACTGTTCTTTTGTGAGTCCACGACCCGTAATACCTTCTGCTACGCGACGTAGTTCGTTTGGAAGCGGCGTTGGCGTTGCGGTTTTTTTAGGAACAGAGAAACTTGGTACCGCACTGAGGGCTTTCCCATCTTTGAGTGCAAGGTCAACAAGTTTTACAACCTCGTCTGGTTTGTTGACGTCCTTCAGGGTTCGCGCAAGACCGTCAACCGCATCATCGCTTCCGCGAACGACCGTTTGCAGGGTCTTTTTTATTGCAATCTCGTCGCCTGTTTTCGCGATTGTGTCCCCGATTTCTTTCAGTGCGGTTTCCAACGTCTTTTTCTTTCCGGGGAGTCCCGGTATAACGTCGAGGGCACCAATGAAAACACCCAACGGGATAGAAAACCTACTCGTTGTTTCCTTTGAAATGCCAATCTTGTTCAGTATCGGAGCGAATTCTTCGCCTATAGTACGAAAACTGAACGGTTTATCGGTTCCATAAACCGCTTTCCCTATTTTTCCCTGTGGAACGAACTCTGCGCCAAAACTTCCTTTCGTTGCGGCCGCGAATGTTGCCCCAAAAGAACGCGCCGTGCCTTGCGCGATTTCTTTTCCTGCGCCACGCAGTCCCTCAAGAATAGTTGTCGCTGTGGGTTTCGCTGCAACAGAACGCGCCTGTCTTTCGGTAAGTGCGGCTTCACGTCTAAACGTAGCGATGCGTTTCCCTGTTACTGCTTCGGGAGTCCCGGGTAACACCAACTTTGATTGCGGTCTTTTTAACCCACTCTGTTGTCCGGGGAGTACCAACGCCATACTACTTTGCGGTATTCTTCTTCGCTTCGAGAGCTTCGTCGGCAGTAACAGTATCTATGTACGACTCAAGTTCAGCTATCTGTTCTGCGGTAAGTGTTACAGTACGTCCACCTATTTTCAGTACCCCTCCCGTTGAACGAATCAGTTTCTTCGCTGCCTCCTGTGCAGTTTTAAGCTCGGAGCCACGAGACGATAGAAGTTTTTTATCAAAAACCTGTCCAACAAGGACTTTTGCGGTTTCAGTTGCCTGAGCTTGTGTTAAACCAATTGTGTCTAGCACTGAGTCTATTTCCCCTGTTTGGAGGTTTGTGTTTTCCATAGCGGCAACCCGTAACTCGGCTCGTGTTGCATTTGGATTCAGTTCCATTAACTCTCGAACGTAATTGAACTCACTCCCACGACCAGTCCCGTAAAGTTGCTCAAACCTTGCTTCCGCACGTGCAGATGTTTCCTCTGCAAGTTGTGTTCTCCGTTCAGCTCGCTCCGCAGATTCGATAGCACGTTCTTCTGTTCTTATCGCACGCTCTTCACGCAATACCGACTGCTTTTCGGAAGACTCAAATCGTTTCTCTGACAACTCTTGTGTACGGAGTGCGCGTTCCTCACGCTGTGCTTCGAGCGTTGGCACTAACTTATTCCCCACAACCGCAAGTCCAACTTTATTTAATTGGTCAATCGCTTCTTTCTGATTCGCTTTTGCACTCTTCACCACGTCGGCAACGTCGTTGATGATGCGTTCCCGAAGGTCGAGGTCTGCGTCAAGAATCTTTGAAGCAAGTTCTCTATCCACTCCAAGTTTCGACATTGCCAGTTCATCAGCTAATGCTTTGACCTGTGTTGAACGAATACCTGACATACCAAGCCCACGTTGTCCGAGACTGTTTTCCAACGATGTTTTTTCTGAAGAGTACCTCTGTTCAAGTTCCTGTTTCTTTGCTTCTGCGGCAGCTTCGTCGGTAAGTCCACGGAGGTCGAGGCGTTCTTGGAATATCTTAAATTGCGGTGAGTTAAACACACTCTGAATCAATTCATCTTCCGATGGTGCGGCGGGGATACCGAAGTTCTCTAACGAGAAGGATTGTGTTGGTGTTTCAGCTAATGTTTCAGTTTTCTGTGGAAGGTCTGCGATATCTATATTCTGTGGAATATCCGCAAGGTCGGTGTTCCCGTATCCTTTATCAGAAAGTTGCCCGAGCGAAGATTGAACTTGCAGAGCGGACTCTTTTATTTTATTGAGTTGGTCTTGAAATGCTTGAAAATTTGGTTGAGGAATCGACGAAGTGGTTTTCGCGGCATTCATTACGTTTGTTGCGGGTGCTGGTGTCTGCGTCAATGGTAACGGGTTATTATATTGCGTTCCTGTGTTGGTTGCGACAGCGTTTTTTAACGCGCGGTTTTGTTCAACGCTGTCGTTAAAAACTCCAAGCCGACTATCAAGTCCAAGGTCTTTATAGAGTGTTCGCTTGCTTGAAGGTTGGTATCCCTTCGAAGCAAGGAAGTCATTGACTTGTTGGATTGATGGAATCGTAATTGCCATATTAAATGAGTTCAACAATAAATTGACGTATAGAAAGTGTATTTCCTGCGGTCGCGGCCGACCACGTTCCTGTTGCTTTTATCTGTTGCATGGTTGTCGTATCAAGTGTTTGGGTTCCCGTTGAACCTGAATCCTTGTTGACATTATTGATTGTAGCATGTACGAAGGACTCTGCGGTACCAGAGGTACCCACAGCCGATATAATCATCGTCCACTGCATGTACCATGGTTGGTTGGTTACCGCCCCAGCAGTTGACGCAATGGTATGGTATGTGGTGTCCGTAGAGCCATTCTTGGACATTTCGAGTTTGATGGATATAGTGTCAGAACCATTAGAATTTGAGTACACCCCCGCCATGGTGACCCGAATAGCCCTATCCTTGATAAAGATTTGATTAAAGCGCAAATTTTGCGTCTTGAGGGTGGTTTCATTGGTGGTAACGCCTATTGAAACGACTGCCGCATCATTAACGATGTTCACCTCCCCCGTAATCTGACGGTCTTTGATGTTAGTGAAATCAACCGCCAACCCACGCGAGGCAAGGCGGTCTTCGGTCACCACATTGGTCGCTGCGGGGTATTTTTCTTGGTTATCTTGTGATGTCATCTTTTCGTCCAGTTTTTATTCCATCAATAATAAACCCATTGAAGATAGGAATGTGGTGGCGTTCGGTGTTTGAAACGCGAAACCCAATACGAAACCACTTGTCGTAAGGTAGTTTAAGATAGTCGTTCGTAACACTATTGACCCCAAGTGTTCGATAGTCTGAGATACCCTGTTCGTCCTCGATACGATACTCAACGTTCCAATGCCCTCGTTCGGCAAACACCCTCACTCCAGAGGCGGATTTAATGAGATGCGGAGAACCTATACTATACAAAGGAGTTTCGATAAACGCGGATACGGGAGTTCCTGTATTGTCGGAGATTCGTGTAAGCACATCTTCACCTCGTGTTACCGCGTCATTGTCGATATACTTGTTTGAGAATAGTCGGTAGAGTTTTCCTGCGCTATCGCCCCATAGAACATTTTCAACGGAGAGGACGTTGTTTACATTCCCTTGTGTGTTCGCGAGCGCGTTCCCCGAAAATGCCATACGCGTTGAGGTAAAACTCTTCATATTGGTAAGCCCCTCGTATGTCGTCCAGTTTTTTAACTTTGTATCGTATACAAGCACCACCCCGTTACGTGATGTGGGGCTCGTAATGTTCCCGATAAAGAGCAAGTACTGTCCTTCGTATTGTGCGCTGTATGTATTCACTACCACGCGTTCCACGAAGGTATCGTAATTCGGCACAAAATTATCGATATAGTCTTTTACGGGGTCGGAAATACGTACCCACTCGGAACCCGAACCCACGAACACTCCTGCGGGGCAGAACGTGTATAGTAAACCCCCAATTTCCTGAACAACAAAGTGGTTGTACGCCCCGACCTCCGAAGAAAGTTCCTGCATTGAGGAGATATTATATGAGAATGTTCGATTCAACTTGAATATAAAGAGTGTTTCTTTGTATTCTTTTAATCCAGTAATCTCACCTCCTTCCGCACTTTCCACATCGAAGAAGTTTGATACGTCCCAACTTGTAGAGTCACCGAGGTCAGAGAACGAAACACGTACTGGAGAACCGTTCCGTGCTGCGGCACCATCTGAACCACCTGAACCCGCAACGTAAATACGGTCTTTATAGTTTGTTGCAAATATTCCAGCGGGTGCATCATCGTCAGAAACGGCAGTAAAGGAAGTCCCGTCCCATGTATGAGAACCTGCACGACCATTGACGAAAATCTTATTGTTTATCATTGCTGAGTAAAACCCTGAACGGTAATCCCCGCCAGAAAGCGTGACATTTACGAGCTGATTTACTCCCGTTGTTGCGGTGTGTGCCGAGGTAATACCCGTAACTCCTGTAAACGTTGTTGCCCCTTTTCCTGTGTATGTAATCACATCTCCGTCAATTTCAATGGTTCCACTTGAAGCGAATGCAGAGGTATCTTCAACAGTAATGGTGGTGTCTCCAACTGCGACGGCGGCATCAAGTTGTGTACCAACAATGTTATAAATATCCCCAGTGGAGACATCAGTACGAACAAGCCATTGCCAACGCGTGTAACCTGAACCTAAATTGTTTATCCCGAATGCCGGAGAGGCACCAATAGTCCCCGCCAACGTGTTTCCAAACTGTTGCCAACCCCGTATTTTCTTCACCCGTCCCTGCTCATCGATGTTCACATTTACCGCATCGGAGAGCATGTTTTCCTTTTTCAGGAGGTCGGGAATATCCCGACGTACTCCGCCAGAGAAATCAAGCACCGCGAACGTATCTGACTGTGGCATTACCCTATCGATTTAGGAAACTGGTTTGGGTCGACAAACGGAAGGAGCGTATCTCCGATGACTTCACGCGCGTCCTTCACCCTCCCAAATTGTGACGTTTGTTTCAAGGCGTACTTCTCTTTGAGTTCCTTGAGTCCGCGTTCAAATCGGCTCTCAAGAGAGGTGAGAAGTTCTGACTTATTCACAAGTGGTGCAAGGTCGATTGACGCCCGTAAAGCCAGCACGTCGGGTTCGGGAATTGATGTACGCGCTTGAGTTTCCAATATATCCGTTGGTTCAACGTGTCCTGAATATACGATATCCCTCTCGGTAACTGTTGCTCCGTCCGAGTGTGTGGCAGCGGTTGTCCCCTCTTGCCCACGAAGACATCCTGTAAATGTGGTTGAGGTGGAACCTGTGGCATAAATGACCTCTGAGTCAACGATGAATCGGTAGTAATCTCCACGATTGAATGAGGAGGTAGCCGCGACAGTGATGGTAGTAGCGGTTGTTGAACTTATCGCCGCACCCAAGGTGGTGGTAGAAGCGGAAGATGTAGGACGCGGCCAGACAAGCATTTGGTTGTTGAAGATAACCGCATGCGTGGGGTCTGCGGAGGTTTGGTCGGTATCCCAATGAGCGAGTTTCCACCAACTCCAGTTCTTCATTATGAGTGGCTGGGTATCAAATACTACGTTATGAATTTTCTGCACCGTTGATGGAATATCATACGCAAACTGGTTGGCAACGGAAGAGAAACTTCTCTCTACCTCATAGAATGACCAGAAGGTTTGGTGTGCAATATCGCGTTGCCCGTCATTTAAGGCATCGTCAATCATCTTGTCGGTGAGTTTGCGGTCATCCAGTTCATCAAGCAATCTCCGAACCTTTCTTCGCAGCATGAACAGGGTGCGTGGGTCACGAGAAGAGCCCTGACCCGATTCCTCATAATTGACCCCATCAGAGTACGAGGAGAATGTTCCTGTGGTTTGGTTGTTAAATCGTACAAACCCATACCCTGTACTGTTGGTTACGTCTTCGTATCGTGTAAACAGGTCGTCGGGTTGGATTCGGTTGGTTGCAAGAACCGATACTCCCGAGGTGGAGTCGGTGGAATTGCGTGAGAACTCCACACGGTTGAAATCAAGGCGGTAAATTGGGGTACCGATAGGATGGTCAAAACGACACCCAAAAGCAGAACCCTCGCGGTCAACTACAATCGCCGTCGCCGATGAAACCGCGGCATTTACTTGCATAATTTCCGTAGTGTCCTCACCGAAGTTTCCTATGAGCATATAGTCATTGTCTGCCCATACGTCAGAAGAGGTTCCAGCAGGAGCCAAATCAGAGGATGCAACAGTAAGCGTCGTTGATGAACCGCCAGCGGTTACGGCGGCGGTGAGAAACGTCCGTTCGCGGTCTTCGATAAGGGCTCCATTGTATACTTTGAGCAACATGAATTTATTATAACCTAGTTGTTTGTTTAATCTCAATAATGGGGTTAATGCGGTGTATTTCGAGGATGGGTATTCGGGGGGTAATTTCAAGAACTGGGGTCATCTGAGGCGGTGCGGTAGTGGTGGATGAGGTTGAAGATGAGGTGCTTGAGGTTGTGGAAGTCGAACTTGACGTACTCGTCGACGACGAGGTGGAGGAAGTTGAACTCGAAGTTGATGTCGACGAAGAAGTCGAAGAGCTGGTACTTGAGGAGGAAGATGTAGATGAGGTCGAAGACGTTGTACTGCTTGATGAAGTTGTGCTTGATGTAGATGACGAGGTTGATGTACTCGAGGACGTCGAACTTGTCGTGCTCGAGGTGGACGATGAAGTGTTGCTTGTCGTTGACGACGATGAGGAAGAGGTGCTTGATGTTGTTGAAGAGGTAGATGACGAGCTCGAGGTTGACGTTGAACTTGACGACAAACTCGTAGTTGTTGATGAGGTCGACGTACTACTCGATGAAGACGATGTACTGCTCGACGTAGAAGACGATATTGATGAAGTTGAGCTTGAAGTCGAAGAAGAAGTTGATGACGAAGTTGAGGAGGTAGAACTAGACGTTGATGATGAAGTTGATGTACTTGTGGATGTTGAAGACGAGGTACTACTTGAGGTTGAACTACTCGTCGAAGTAGAGGTGCTGGTACTACTACTTGACGTAGAAGAACTTGTGCTCGTTGAAGTCGATGACGAAGAACTTGAGGACGTAGAAGTAGACGTGCTCGTAGAAGTTGAGGTTGAGCTAGAGGTTGTGTTCGTCGATGTTGTACTTGAAGAACTTGATGACGATGAAGTGCTGGTAGAGGTTGATGTGGATGTAGAGGTGCTCGTCGATGTACTCGATGAGGTTGAAGTACTGCTTGAGCTTGTTGAAGACGATGTACTGCTCGATGTCGATGTGCTGGTGCTCGTTGATGAAGAAGTGCTTGAAGACGACGTTGTTCCACCACCAGCGGTTGTCGTTGAAGACGAACTCGAAGAACTCGAACTTGATGTTGATGTCGAGGTGGACGTTGACGTTGAGGTCGTTGTTCCTGCGTTTATTGTCCATCCGCTCCCAGCAGTTGCGGTCGATTGATTGTCGGTACTATTAAATGCGTACCAAGTGCTTGCTGGTGTGGCTACGGAATGTTGAATATTAAGATAGTACGCATATACCACTCCGCCTCCCGCTTTCGTGAGCGCGTGTGTAGCGGTGGTGTTAGAACCTATTGAGATAAGGTTCCCCGAACTCCCTGATACCGTCCATGTGGTTATAGTTTGAGTCGTCCCTGCGGTGAAGGCTATGGTATGCGCGGCAGTTCCTGTGTCTTTAAACTCACTGAATGTGTTCGAGCCAGTGATAGTATTTGTTGCGGTTGACGCATCACGAGCAAACCAGACGACATTATATGTTGTTGCGCTGTTGCCCGCGAATGTAATTGCGGTATTCGATGTATTGGTAAACTTAATTGTTCCTGTGTTGGCGGTTAGCGTCCCTGCTGTTTTATTCCATGCTGTTCCTGTGCCAGTGAGCGTAACTATGGAACTCCCCATAGTAAGCGTTCCAAATCCGAGAATAAATGACGCGCTTGTGATGCTATTGTTTTGTGTATTGAGTATTCCGGAAGAAATCTGTATAAGATTAGTGCTTGTTAGGGCATCTTGCATGGTCAGTGTGTTGCCCGCAGCTTTCTGGATATATAGTTGAACGGTAAACGAAACGCCTGCCGTGGTAAGTGTTCCGTTGCCCCGATGTTCAATGAGAAATGCTGCTGTCCCCGTCATCGTCATGCCAGTTTCCAGTGTGAGCGAACCAAATATACGTCGCGTTCCCGTTCCGAGCGCAAACGTCGGGCTGTTTAACACCCCCGTACAGTCAATGGACGCGGCGACAAGGTGTTGATTTACCGTAATAGTGCGACTCCCCGATGTTATCGAATATTGGTCGATAACCACTGTATCGTGACAAAGAGGAACCGTCGCTCCTGTTGAGCCATTCGATGTAGCAGACCAACTTGAAGTTGCATTCCAGTTTCCCCCCGAAGTCGCCATCCAATAACGTGTTACTGGTGTCGTAAACGTAATACCAGAATTCCCTCCCGCATTCCCAACGGAAGCCCCTGAAAGGGTTATGCCCGAAATGGTTATGTCCTGCCAATCGGTATTATCAGCATTGGTGACGGCATTGGTGACAGAAAATGTACGCGTACCCGTGTACGCATTAGAATATAGATATAGACGATTGGTAATGGAATTCCCCGATGGCGCGAATGTGGTAATAGTTTGATTTCCAGAAAACGTCATCGCCCCGAGCGAGCCTGTTGATGTTATGGTGAGTGAAGCAAACGTGTTCGCACCAGTCATGCTTCCCGCTGCCGTCAGGTTGGTTATCTGAACATCGTTATAGGAAAGACCACCGCCCGCGAATGACGGTTGTGCGCCATTCAATATAATGGTGGCCGACGCGCCACTCCACGTGAGGTTTGATGTCGTAGCGAACGACCACCCTGAAGTCGCTGACTGACAGTACAAAGTTGCAGCACCGAGAGTGAGCGAACGGGTGTTTGAGTTATTACTGTTCCACGTTCCCGCGTATACGGTTTGTCCATTCACGTCAAGCGTTCCCTTTGTGAGGGTAATGGTGTTTGCAGTAGAACCCGCACCTGTTCCCCATGCACCCGTCAACTGCCAATTTCCGTTCGATGTAGCATTGAATGTTGCGTTGCCAGTCACTTTACCTGCAAAATCGACGGTTTGTGTCGTTGATGAGGTCGATACGAAGTTAATTGCCGATGACGTAGAACTTCCTGCGTTGTAGGTCATTCCTGAAACGAATTTCAGTGCGACATTTGATGCGCCCGCAGTAGCGTCACCGATAGTCAGTGTTACCGAAGCGCTATGCGTAATGGTATTTGTGTACCCCGTGAAGTTTATCGAACGGCAAACGGGTGAGCCGTTAATAGTACAGTTTGACGCACCAGTCCCTACGCCATCGAAAAATACGTCATCTGCGGCCGTAGGCACCGCAGCATTGTCTTGGGTATTCGAAGCAGTACCCCAGTTGGTGTTTCCTGTGGCGTCCCAGTTTGCGGATGAGCCGCCTGCAACCCAATAGCGTGCCGCCAACTTAGTGTAGTTGAGCCTGTAATTCCGCTTTCTCTTGCGTGAGTTCTGCCACCATGCGTTCTTTTTCGGCGATAAGTATTTCAATCTCCTCTTTTGTTGGGACGGGTTTGGGTGGAGGATTTTCCACAAAAGCAACCCAGTCGTTTACCCTCTTTTGTTTCAGCGCATCGATGTCTTTTTGTTGTAGTTTCGCGTACTCTGCTTCAGTGAAGTAGAGCGTGTCGCGGTATTCACCATGAGAAGTTTGTTCGGTGAATTGAAGTTGTATGCGGATGGTGTCCATAGATTAAGATTTAACGACTTCTAATATTGGTATTCTAGCGCGAATTTCAAGTTCGGGGATGATAAAGGGATGTCCCGTTGTGGTGGAAGAGGTTGAACTACTGCTGGAACTTGTCGATGTACTTGTTGAGGTGGTAGTGGTACTTGAGCTTGTTGAGGAGCTTGTGGAGGTCGTTGACGTACTCGTCGATGTGGAACTTGAGGTGCTTGTACTCGTTGAGGTTGAAGAAGATGTAGAGGTTGAAGTTGATGACGATGTAGATGATGAGGTTGACGATGAGGTCGACGATGAAGAAAGCGATGTTGTTGTGCTGGTTGATGTTGATGATGAAGACGACGTTGATGTCGAAGAAGAGGTGGTGCTTGAAGTTGACGAGGAGGTGCTTGTTGAGGTCGAGGTAGATGAACTACTTGAACTTGTCGATGAGGACGTCGTTGAACTGGTTGATGACGATGTAGATGATGAGGTTGACGATGAGGTCGACGATGAAGTAGAGGTTGATGTACTCGTGGAAGTACTCGTCGATGTGGAAGTCGAAGTTGTGGTTGTTGCTGCGGCATGAGTAACAACTAATTTAGGGTCAGTGGTAGTTCCTGCGGTGTCTGCGGATACTCCGTCAGCGTTACAGCTCGTGTTCGCCGCCCACGTGGGTTCGGTGTTACTTGCGTCACCAGAGATTCGATATCCGAACTTCGTAATACCCGTTTTGGATATATTTGAAATCCCCGTGGCATTGAGCGTGAAATCGTTATACGCAACCGTGCTCCACGCGGAGACGGCGATGTTGTTCGCCTGTGCGGTTGTTCCCATTTGGTCATAATCTGCCGAAGCAAGCGCGGTGTTTGACGCTGGGGTCGTCGTGACCATAACAACAGACTGAGAAAAATTGTCTGCCGTTGCCGCTCCGTAAATAGAGTACACAGCAGCTGATATTGTGTCGGTGTCGGGGAGTGATGAGGTATCGAACAATGTGAACCCTCGCGCCATTTGGTTCCAATGTCCGCTTGTCGCGTTGGTGGAAATACTTACGTTCAACGCCGTGCCCGTATCTGAGGCCGCCGTCCCGTCCGCAGCGTCATGGATATCTGACCATATTTGGTCGACACTTGTTCTCCATACATATCCGTCCACTGATGTACTTTCGGGACTGGGGTCAGGATAAAAGGTTGAATCGGTATTAAGAAAAAGAGGCACTCTTGCCGGTGAAATCATTGCGCCTCTTCCACGTATCAGATTCGCTCGTTTCATCCACCACGCCAACCACCCATAATCAATGGGGTAGAGATACCACTCATCCTTGAGAATCATCCATCCGTTTCCGAATTGTCCATCGGTTATCTCTCCAAGGTCTCTCCACGAACCATCCGTAGACTTATAGTGAATGGGTTTGACGTGAAACTCCGTGTCAATTTGCCCATCAGCGCGTAGCCATGACTTTGAGTTGTACGTTCGTTTACTGGTGAGTTCAAACAATCTCATCGGATGAGTATGATTCCCGGTAATCGTTGCGCCCACCAAGACTGCGGTTGAACGGTTTTGTGATATGGCGGTTCAGGTTTTGAGCAAATCCTTGCATATATACATTTTCCCACACGTTGCATCTCTTGGAAAACTTGGTCTATCTCACTTTCATCAAGATGTTCAAAAAAGTCTGTTGAAACAACCACATCAAATGACTTGTCGGGGAATGGTAAATTACTTGCTGATACAATGATTGTTCGTTCTTTCGCAACCGATAACTCCATTACATCGGCAGAGATATCGGTACCCCACGCATCCATTCCACGGTCATTTAATGCCCTTACCAAATATCCCAACCCGCACCCCACGTCGAGTACCTTTGAACCAACGGGGATACGACAAATAACTCGCATTGCGAGGTCTCCGCGTGATTCGTATTTCACGCGTTTTTTGTGGTATTTCTTATCGTATAAATTCTTGGTGCGTACCATCGCGAAGTGTTCGTTGAACGGTAATCGGTGCCTTGAAATCGTACCCCTTGCGAAGTCCAATATCTTTTGCCATGTCTCGTGGTGTAACCACCATGAAGTATCCTTTTGAAATAAATTTGTCGTTAAACTTCGAGCCCGCGATGCGGTGATAAATAAACTCCCCAATATCGTAGAAATCTTTTCGTCTCACTACGAAACAATTTGACCCTGCACGAGTATTTAGACGATACCGTTCACCGTCAATTTCAAGAGACCCTATATCGTATCGTTTTGCCATCACGCCGGGGTATTGAATGGGGGTTACAAGATATTTTCTATCGGGGAACTTTTCAAAAACCTTCAAACACTTTTCGAGCCAACCCGATTCGCACACAATGTCGTTATCAACGAACGCGATATATTCTCCCTTCGCCTGTGAAACTCCTTGGTTTCTCGCATGGGCGAAGTGCATATTTCTTGCATTGCGTATGTAACATTGTATTTCCCCGCCCTGCGTCTTCTCTAAAAAATAGGCACTATCGGCAAGATTCTCCCCGTTATCGACCACGATAACCTCTTGACGACCATGTAGTGTACTTAAAAGCGATTCAAGTGATTCTCGAGCGAGTTTGCTTCGTTCTTCGTTCATCGCCCAATGTACAAAAACCACCGATACCATCTTCTCTTCCATGTTGATATGATACAACACCCGCGTCACAAGGAAACGCGGGTGTTGTGAACAACTATGCAGTTGTTGTTGACGATGTACTGCTTGATGTCGAAGATGAGGTCGATGTCGAACTCGAAGTCGAGGTCGAAGTGGAAGTACTGCTACTCGAAGAACTGGTGCTCGATGAAGAGGAAGTACTTGAACTTGTCGACGACGTTGAGCTAGATGTGCTCGAGGAACTTGACGTACTCGAGGACGTAGACGTACTCGTCGAGGTCGATGTGGTCGTGAAGGTGAAGTTGGTGTTCGTAAGTGCGGTGAGTATAAATTCAGACATATTATGAGAATTCAACTAATGCAATACGGGTTGACGAAGCGGTGCTTCCTGCCTTCCTCACGCCCAGACCAAATACAGCGACGCTATCCCCAATGGGCAGTATATGGATTGAATTTGCGGGGATAACCGTGTGGTCTCCCGCGCTGTCGGTGGGGGTTGTAAACGTCCCATCGGCATTTTTGTTTACGAACTGGAGTGCGAGTGCCATCGGGCCTTTCACCTGAAGTTGGAGCCAAATGCGTCCACTTTGTGGTGAAGACCCGACGGACAGTTGCACCCATGTCGAGTTGTTTACCTGTTGCACACCAGCGGTTGCCGCGTGTGCGATACTATTTCCGTATAATCCTGACATGTGTTTGGGCGTTGCGATTTCTCAGAACGTCCGATACTAAGGGTTAAGACTTAGATTCAACTTTTTCTTGCTTCGTAACGAAGTCGTCGTACTCTCTAATATCCCCGATGATTCCCTTGAATGGATACGACCCGATGGTGTACTCAACAAGGGTTTTGTCTCCGAGAATCTTATAGAGTTGCATACGAAGAAGTGGGGTATCGTGTGTTTGACTTTGCGCCAAAACGATATTGACTCGTGAGTTTGGATTGTCCAAATCCTTTTTCGGTGCTTTTGACAACAACTCACTATCAACCATTTTCATCGCAAGGTGTTTTGCAATATGCAATCCAACGTGTTTTGAAAATGTGCGACGCTCCCCCGCCTTCAACGTATATGGTTCTCCGTTGTACTTCTGTACGAAGTCTTCTTTCGTGGGGTTTTGTAATTCCACAATATCTAACTCTGCCATGAATATAGTCCTAGTTTGATTATTTCTCTGAGTTAATTTTTGGTCAGTCGATGGTGAGAAACACCGCGCCGTTTTCAGTCGTTGCAACGCCAGTTGCCGCGTACCCAACAGGGGCTTGCGCTTCCGTTGAAGCATTTGTGGCAACTTCGACTGCTCCTGCGGTTCCGTTTGACGCAACCACAAGGGCTCCGACTGTTAGCGCACCATCAGCGAGAGGTGCGGAAATTCCGCGCGTTTGAATCCACCCGTACTGAGCTGCGGTAATGTCATTCACCGCTACACCAACAACACATCCTGATGCGGTTGTCGGGTTTTGAATAACACCACTGTATGGGCTTGCCACAAGGTCTACCTGTGAGGAAGACGATAGGGCTACCTGAATGGGGTCTTCGAGTTGGAAGGTGCATACTGCGCCAGTTGCAGCGGGGTGAGACTTGATTCGATACACCTCACCACGTCCCGTTCCTGCTTCGCCAGTGGGGATAAGATACCCTCCTGCGTATTGGTTTGCAGTCACGGTTACGGTGTCAGTGGTTGTTACGGATGTCGCTCCAACCGCAGCAGCCGCAACAATGCGGCTTTGATTGCCTGTTGCTTCCGCTGGGGACTGAAGAAGGTTTCCTGTAACGAGTGCCGAAGCTCCTGCCAAGACGTAACGAAACGCACGTCCATCAGGAGTTACTAACTTTGTACCAAGTACCTGTGATGGTGTTGCCTCATCCAAAACGGGAGGGACACCAGCAAAGATTTGGGTTTCACCTGTGTATGTAGACATAACTATGAAGTTACCGCAGTTCTACGCGCCATTGTGCGAGGCGAATCGCCGACTAACTGTCCTGCCCAGTAGAGGTGTCCTACGAGAGCATTTTGGTTTGTTGATTTCTTGAATCCGCTCCACGCGAATCCTTCTTTCGTTGCTTCTACCAAGTCGGCTGGGTAGTCGAGTTCGTAGAGAAAGAGGTGTTTCATGTTAAGCGTCCAAATGTTCCCCGACGTACACATCTCATCAGCCACAACAGGGATTCCACGGTAGTAAAACGAGTTTGCTCCATGGTTCAGTCGAATTCCTTCGGTTCCGCCTGTCGGTGAACCCGTTGGAAGTGACTGGTTGTAGTTAATGTTCAGTGATGTCGGAGTTACGAGCCGTTCCACAATCGAGAAAACAGTTGGCGTTGTCACGATTAAAGTCGGCGCATCGTTACCACGCTGTGCTGCATCATAGTCAGCCGCAAGGTTTGAAAAACCAAGCGCACCGCCCTGTGCATTACGCGTAGCACGAAGATTTGTGTACGTGTTTCGAGAAAGACCCTGATATGTGACCACATCAGTCGCGTCATCAACATGGTAGTTGAGTCCCGCGATGTCTTTGTTCGCATTGCCAGTTCCGTCGAGGTAGGCATCGGCACCAAGCTTTTCAGCAAGGTTACGAGAGATGTCTTCGAACTCCGTGGCAATGATGTTGAGATAGGCCTCTGGGCCCTTGTTTACGGCGAGCTGAATCCCACTGAATACTGCCTGAATGGTGTATTCCGATGGGTCGATAGTGAACTGTTGACGAACATTCTCTTGGTTCGTCGGAAGAGTGTCAAATCCCGAGAAGGACTGTGCACCCGTTCGGTTCGCTACCGTTGTGGAAATCGCCAGTCGTGTACCACCCGTCCAAGGACGAGCAGAACCACGAAGTTGATTCCACAGTACGTTGCCGGTGAAAACGTTATCCACACATTTAGGAAAGAACTGATTCCTTGTCGTTGTGGTAACAAAATTTCCTAATTGAATTCCGGGCATAAGTTGTTACTAGCGGTTAATACCGCCCGTGGCTACTCGCCACCTTGCTCCTTGTACTTTGCTACGGCTTCCCGTGCAAGTTGATACATTGATTTTCCTTTAGTGTCAACGAATTCAGCTTTTTTACTTACGGTGCTCCGTGTTCCAGTAGGAGCGGACGGTTTCGGTTTTTTCTGAGTACCGTACTCCTTGAGGATTGAAACTGCGGCACGCGGAGTAACTTTGAACTTCGAGCAAACATCTAAAATTTGCTCTTCGGTGTACGTATCGGATTCTTCAAGAATCTCGTCGAGTTCTCCTTCGAACTCTTTTGTGATACGCGTTTCCTCCGCTTTCTTCTGTGCTTCGATTTCTTGAGAAGTTTCGAGAATGAGTTTTTTGATATACTCCTTCGCTTCCTTCTCTTTACCCCCTTCGGCTTTTTCCTGAGAACCTCCCTTGAGTTTTTCAAGTTCGCCTTTTAGCGTGGCGAGTTCTTGTTCTTTCGCGGTAAGTTTCTCGCGGTACTTCGCCTTTTGGATAGCATACGAAGATTTTGGTTTCTCTTCTTCGCCACCCTTCTCTTCATTTTCTTCAGGAGTTTTGTCTCCTTCGATGATTTGGTCATCGGCCTGCTCGTTTTCTACAAACATAGCGTTTTCATTTTTGGACAGCTTTTGTGCTGATTTACTTAATAATTCATTTTTTGAATGGTGTTTTGTCACCAGTTGACTACATAGTACCACTTCGCACTGTCAAACACTATTTCATCATATGCTTTTTCGCGGCCATCGCCATCTCCATCATCTTCTTTTTGTTACGCTTTTTCTTCTTATCCTCCATCATAAAACTTCTTTTGTTGTACCGGTAATTGGGGCGGTTCCTCCAACGTTCATTTCCGTGCGTTGCATTGAGTTGAGCGGAGTTTCCACGCCCCTCTCGGCCTTTGGAGCTCCTACGGTAGCGTTCGGAGAACCCGCAGACACTTTCGCTGAAATCTCAGCGAGTTTTGCCTGTACTTCCATGGTGAGTTGACCTTGTTTCCATGCTAAGAGACGTTCCACGGTCTTTTCGGGGTTTGGATAACCCAACTTCTCCAATAAGGTTACAGGGTCTACTGCACCCAACTGCCATAACTGAATTGACTGGTTGGCGATTTGAAGGTCGTCCATCTGTGGGCTCTTGCCATTTCGCACATCGATTTCAATGTAATCTTCAACATCATCGCGGTTGAGGTTGATGAACTCAACGGTTCCTTCTTCGCCCAATATCTTAATAACATGGTACTCCTCGTAGAACATCTTAATGAGTTGCACCAACCCATTCGCAAGACGGTTCATTCCACGATTCATGACACGGTTTAACGTATCAATACGGGTGAAGTCCTGTTGTCTTGAGATGATGTCTTGTCCAAGTGTCTTTGAATCCGCCGTTCCTCGAGTTGAGGAGTGCGTTCCCATGACGTTATCAAACACCATTTCAGAGTGTTGAAGATTTGCAAAGTGGGAGTTGGGAAGTGGAACGCCCGCCTCTCTGCGTAGTTTGTTTTCCGAAGCCACTCCCTTACCCATAATGACGAGACCGGGTTCAGAGGTGATGTTTTGCGCTTCCTCTTGGCTCATTGCGTCGGAATCAAGCAAGACCTGTCCGTTCCCCATGCGAACGAGGTTGTTTACAATCTGTCGCTTTTGAGTGTTGATGTCGTCTTGAATGGGAATAGCAATCTCTGTGAGCGAAGTGTCCCCAATGGGCGACTTGGAAATTCTGAAGTTTGTGAAGAAGACGTAAGGGTCGGTGGGACGGTCGAGGTGGTTGTGGAACACTAAGTCCTTTTTTACGCGCGTATCTTTTATTCCCTGTCTGGTAACGTATTCCTCCGTATACTCTTTTTCTTCGCCCTCAAAATCGTAATACGGATTGGCTTCTTTTTTCAGTAAACGGTTGTTTGCGAAAAACGCACATATCTCCGAAGTCCACACCTCGTATACCCGAGCAGTTTTCTTGTACGCTCCGCGTTGAGCGGTGTCGATTTTCGATTCCGTGTAGGTGAGATTGTCTTTTTCTCCGGGGAAATACTTTTCAACTTCCTCTCGGGTCATTTCCAAAATCTCCATCTTGTACGGAAGGTCATGTGGGTCGAGGCGAAGTTTCGGAATCATGATGAGGCGCGGGTCAATGACCTTCACATCAATGTCATCCTTGTCGGTATTCCAATACCACTTCATCACACCGAATCGTAAGACAATGAGGTCTCTCACCACATCCTCTTTCTTGCGTTGCATTTCTAGTTCCGACCACTTCTTTTTCAAAACCTTCATCAACTTCTCCGCGCGTTTTACGGAAGTCCCTGATTCAGAACCCGGGGTGACTAAGAAGTCATCTGATGCGGCAGTGACCATTGGGACGAGCGTTTCCGTTGTCTCGAAGATACGGTTGATAACCGTATCTGAATTATGCGCGGGAATTTGGTCTTTGTCGGTTTGATTTCCTAAATAATACTCTTCAGAAACTTTCTGTTTCTTGAGCAACTCATCGTGATAACTCTGCGACTCTTTCAACCATTCGCTAAAAATCTGGACAAGTTCATCGTCCGTTGCTCCTAAATCAAATGTGTACTCGCTCATAATGTTTTCCAACTCCGCTCAAGTTGCAGGTCGGGTTTGAGATTATTCAAATAAATTTTCCCGTTGATAATACGATACCCTTTCTCTATTGTATCCCCATCTCTCCGTTCTCTCAAAACACCCCCCTGTACGGGAGCGGAATCCCAGAACGAAAGAAGGAGTGAAATAATACGGTCATCGTGGAACCCCTGCTTCGCTCCCATGCCCTTGCTATTCGCCTCATCCGAGTGCACAAATGACTTAAACTGTTCAACGGTTTTCCTTGAATACACTTTAGGGTCTTTGAGTCGTAATAAATCCTGAAAGTGTGACACGAGAAGGGGTTTGGTTTGTCGGGTCGTTCTCCAACCCAGCTTTTTCATGCGTTTCATGGTTGTTCTGTCCATCTCCTCTCTCTGGTAGATGATGATGTCGTTTTCGTCCCTTAATTTGTTCACAAACGCCATTCCCATGGAGTTCATTTCAGGGATAACGAGGGGTTTGGTGTTTTTGTCCGAATATAACCTTGTAATATACGCGGTTTTTTCCGCAGCGACATCGGGGATGATGTATCCTTCAAGCACCGCGCACTCCTCGAGGGTATCAATATCAGTCACCGTAATAACGGTTGAGTCCTTCTTCTTCATTCCATCGGTCGGAGACCCTTCTCCCCCCTCGGCGATATCCACACCGACCTGATAACGATGCTTTGGAATGAATTCACGGTAGATTTCCCATCCTTCATGGATACGAATAGGGTCTTTTGCGTAATTCCCTAAACGTTGGATATATTCAGGGGCGAAGACGGTGTTGGTTGAGAGTAAATCAATATCCCATATCCCATACACATACTGTTTTTTGTAACTTTCGGGGTATTTTAAGAGGTCTTCGATGTATTCTTTCGGTAAATTCTTTTCGTTCTCAAGCGTGGAACATTCAATCACTTCATATTCAGGTTTGGGATTCTGCTTAAACTCCGCAAACAACCACGTTAAGGCAGGGTTACAGGTTAAAAATATCCTTCGGTCTCCTTCCGCGACCACGTTTCTGCGAAGCCGACCCCTGAGTCCCATCACGACCGCCTGTGAAATATCTTCCGCTTGGTCAATAAACGCCGCCCCCAAGTTAAGAGAACGGATTTCTGATTCCGCAATCGTATCCAAGTGTCTAAAAATGATTTCCGACCCATTGTGAAATATGACCCTCCCTTCCGCTTTCAGATAATCCTTTATCAGCGCATCGGGACAGACGGTAAAGAATTCCTTGAGGAGTGTGTCTCTCAGTTCAGGGTAGGTTTTCCGACCCATTAAAATATAATTCCCTGCGTATTTCAGCGAGAGGTCGATTGCCTTGAGGGTTAAAATCAGCGACTTCCCCGCCCCATACCCTCCTGAAAATAGAACGAACTTCTTCTTCGACTCCCAGAACTTCTCTTGGGAAGGAGTTAAGAACCACTCCCCATAGCATTCACCTGTGGATAAGTCCTCGAAGGCAACCCTAAACTCGTTCATAGGTACCTCCCACGGGTTCTCCAATCGCTCTGTTTTGAAGCGTCCCAGTTCTTCTTTTCTTCACTCTGCTTCCACTCATCCTTCGCCATGCGTTCCTTCTTCTCCAATGCCTCCTTGTTGGCTTTTACCTTCCCTCCCCACACTCTATCAAAATCCTTCTGCCCGGGTTGTAATATATCAAATTTGTGTTGTTCTTGGAGTTTGGCTAAATGCTTCCGTCCTTCAGACGATTTCACCAACTCGTTTACGGAAACAGGCATGTCACTCATATATATACAGTAACACAGATTTACTA